CTATTGGCAATGCTGGATCTGATGCTCATACAGTAACTGGTACAGTCCAGTTTAACCAAGCACTGACTGTTGGCGAGAGAGCAAACATTCGTGACCTGAAAATCGGCACAGACGCCGCTAACGAGATTGGCACTCTGTCTGGTAACCTCATCCTTGACTCCGCTGCTGGCACTGTCAATATCACAGATAATGCTGATGTAGACGGAGACCTCAATGTTGATGGCAATACACAGATTGATGGCACGCTCACAGTCGATGGCAACACGACTATTGGTGATGATGCGGCGGATACACATGTCATTACAGGTACTGTCACCGCCAACCAACTTGTTACCGCCGTATCGGGACTCTACGCAAACGATGTCCGCATTGGTAGTGGTGCAACAGGAGGAAGCAGAGGAATCTACGCCAACGGCGGATCGCTAGTCCTTGATTCTTCTACCAATAATGTCCAAGTTTCTGCTGACTTTGTTGTCACTGGATCAGCACAACTGAGAGGAAACAATACAATCGGTAATCAATCTACCGATACTCACACGGTTACTGGTCCTATCACCTTTAACCAGGCAATTACTTCTACAGACATCACTGCCGACTCTGTGCAGATCGGTGTCTCTGGTGCATCTGAGATTGATACCTCTGCTGGTAACCTGACACTGGATTCTACTGGTGGCACAGTCATCGTTGATGACAACCTCAGCGTCACTGGTAGCAGCATCTTTACGGGTCAGGTGACTGTCAATGACAGCATTATTATTGACTCCACTAATGAAGCGTTTATCATCAGATCTTCTCTGGTTGATAGATTCACAGTTGACTCTGACAATGGCAACACCTTCATCGCTGGCACAACCCAGATCGAAGGTGCAACCACAATCAACAACAACGTTGATATCAATGGTGACTCTGATGTGGCTGGCACTCAGACTATCGGTGGAAATACAACTATCACATCAACTGATAGTCCTAACCTCGTATCCCTCTTCCTCAACATTGGAAACTCTGCTCTGGATGTTGCTGGTGGTGCTAAGATTGGTGGCAATATGGCAGTTGGTGGAGACATCCAAGTTTATGGAGACTTCACTGTTGATGGTAATCAGGTCAGCAAAGGTAACCAGGAATTCTCTGGTCGTGTCGAATTCTCCAAGAATGAGACTCCCAATAGACTGGTTGATAATGCACCTATCATGGTTACCAATGGTGGTATCACTGTTTACGAAGATTCTTTCTTCGGTGAGGATATTTACATCGGTCCCGACAATGCCGAAACTATCACTCTCTTCGGTGCTACTGGTAATATCACAGCAGATGGCACAGTAACTGCGTCAACTCTATCTGCTACGACAGGTAATATCTCTACTGTTAATACGACTTCCAACATCAACGTTGGTGGATCGATCATCGTCAACACTAACAAGTTTATTGTTGCAGGTGCTTCTGGTAATACAGACATTGCTGGCACACTGGATGTTGTCGGTAACACTGTCCTTGAAGCACAACTCAACGTCCAGAATGCAGTTGACTTTGACAGCACTCTGAATGTTGATGGTGCTACTACATTCAACGCAACCATCACTCAAAACAGCACATCTCTCTTCAGAGATAATGTTGTTATCCGTGGTGCTTCTAAGGTCCTGCAACTGCAAAATGGTGCTAACGTCACCAAGGTTGAATTGCAGTCCACTACTGGTAACATCACCGCTGCTGGTCTTACTCAGACCAACACTCTGGATGTTGTCAGCAATGCAACTATCGGTGGCACTCTTGGTGTCACAGGTCAGATCACTGGTAATGTCACTGGTGACCTTACAGGCACCGCAGACAAAGCACTGCTGGTTGATGTTACTGAGACCGCAACTTCTAACCTGACTTACTATCCTGCATTCGTCTCCTCGAATAATGGATTTACTGAGGTCCGCACAGACTCCAGCAACCTTACCTACAACCCCAGCACCAATACGCTGACGGTTAACAACTTCAAGTCAACCACCGACTTTGAAGTCCAAGGTAACTTGAATGTCACAGGAACGATTACATTCTTCCAGTCACAGGTTGGTAGTATTGCTAACCACGATACAGATGCTCTGGCAGAAGGCACCAGCAACCTCTACTTCACTAACGAGAGAGTTGATGATCGCGTTGCTGCCCTGATCAATGGTGGCACAGGTATTACAGCAACGTATGATGATCTGGGCAATCTCCTGACTCTGAGTGCTGAGTTTAGTGAGTTTGATACTGACAACATCGTAGAGGGCAGCACAAATCTCTTTACTACTGCTGCTCGCACCCGCTCACACTTCAGCTATGGCACTGGCATTGAGCATGATGGTAATGGCACTCTGTCAGTTACTCAGTCGGACATCAATACCGACAACGTAACTGAAGGATCCACCAACATCTTCTTCACCAATTCCCGTGCTCGCTCTGCATTCTCTGCTGCTGGCGATCTCAACTACAACGCTTCCACAGGCGAATTCAGCATCAGTCAGTCTGATCTGAATGTTGATGATCTGATCACCTTGACAGGTCGTGCTAACGGTGCTACCCACTTGGCAGCATTCGGTGGCAGCACGATCACTGACAACAACACCATCAAGGGTGCTCTGGGTGAGTTGGAGACTGCTGTTGAGGCAAGAGCACTCACCTCTTCCCTCTCTACGGTTGCTACCACAGGCGCTTACAGCGACCTGTCTGGACTGCCTACACTGGGCACTGCTGCAGCAACTGCTGCAACTGACTACGCAACCGCTGCACAGGGTGCTTTGGCAGACACCGCCATTCAACCCGCTGACCTTGCAACTGTTGCTACCACGGGTGCTTATAATGACCTGACTGGCAAACCCACCCTGGGCACCGCCGCTGCTACCAACAGCACTGCTTATGCAACTGCTGCTCAGGGTGCAACAGCAGATGCTAATAATACTGATATTGATGATATCTACACCGCTCTCAATGCGATCGGTAATGATGCTTCGATCACAAATGTTACTCAACTCAAGGCAGCACTTGCCGCACTCACTCGCTGATAACTAATGGCAAATCTAACTTCCCAATCTGAATTGGCGGCGTATGCTAAGCGCCGCCTGGGTGATCCTGTCGTCGAAGTAAACGTCTCCGACGATCAAGTTAATGATGCTATCGAATACACACTCCAGAAATTCCAGCAGTTTCACTATGATGGATGTGAGCGTGTATACCTGAAGCACCTGATCACTCAGGATGTTATTGATCGTGCTAAGTTATCTACCCAGACAACTTCTAACGCAGGCAATGATATCTGGAAGGAAGGTAATGGATATATTGAGATCCCTGATCATATCCTTGCCGTTGAAGGACTCTTTTCATACACAGATAAAGGATCGTCAAACATCTTTGACATTCGTTATCAGATGAGATTGAATGACTTGTATGACTTTACGTCTACACAGTTTTATCATTACTACATGATCAAGCAGCACCTGGAGACTATTGATTTTCTCCTGGAGGGCATGAGACCTATTCGTTATCATGCAGTGCAAGATCGTCTTTACATTGACTGGGATTGGCCAGCAGATGCTCTGGTGGGTCAATATGTTGTGATCAAAGCATATCGTGCTCTCGATCCCACAACCTGGAATGAGATCTACAATCAACTGTGGGTCAAGGATTATGCAACTGCAAAGATCAAAAAGCAATGGGGGCAGAATCTTACCAAGTTTAACGGTGTCCAAATGCCTGGTGGCATCACACTGAATGGTGAGATGATCTATAACGATGCTGTTGAGGAATTAAAGATTCTCGATGAGCAACTTCGCACCCAATGGGAATTACCACCTCTGGACATGATTGGCTGATATGGCACTCAATCCTTACTTCACTCAAGGCACTACAGGCGAGCAGAATCTTCAAGAGAGTCTGGTCATCGAGCAGATCAAGATGTTTGGGAAAAACGTATACTACGTCCCACGCACCTTGGTCAAGGAGGACACTGTATTTACAGAAGATACTCTGTCAGAATTTAATGATGCATTTGAGATCGAAGCATACATCGAAGATGCTTCAGGTTTCCGTGGTGATGGAGACATGTTTAGCAAGTTTGGTGTAAGGATTTCTGATCAATGCACCTTCATCATCTCCAGAAAAAGATTTACTGAGGCAGTGGATGATAATACCACCCTCATTGTAGAAGGTAGACCTAACGAGGGTGATCTGATTCACTTCCCTCTGGCAGGTAAGACCTTCGAGATTCAGTATGTAGAGCATGAAGTCCCCTTCTTCCAGTTGGGTAAGATTCATACTTGGGGTCTTCGCTGTGAGCTGTTTGAATACAGCGACGAGGACATCGATACTGGTATTGCAGAGATCGATGCTATCCAAACAAACTTTGCTGCATCAATTAAACTCGTTATGGATCCTGGTGGCACAGGAGACTTCCAGATTGGTGAGGAAATTGTTGGTGATCTTTATCGTGCAAAAGCAACTGCAACTATCTCTGGTGATGCGGTAGATGCAATTACATTGACTGATGCTGGTAATCATTATAACCAAGCATTACCACCTACAGTCACAATAACAGGAGGTGGTGGAAGTGGTGCTACAGCGACTGCTACAGTTAACTCTAGTGGGCTTGTTACTGGCATTTCTATTACAAGTGGTGGGAGTGGTTACAGTTCTGCACCTACTGTCACAATCGACTACAGTCCAAAAGACAATAGAGCCGAAGTCAAGTCCTGGAATAACACAACCCGTGCCCTAGAGGTTGTTAACCGCACAGGCACATTCAACACTGGTGAGACTGTCAAGGGTCTGACCTCAGGTGCTCTCTGGAGTCCTGAGACTTATAATACACTAAATAATACTAATCTCAGTGATACCATCGATCAAAACTTCAACATCGAGTCTGAAGCAGATGATATTCTGGACTTCACTGAGACAAATCCCTTTGGCGAATTTGGTGACGCAGACTGATGTTAGGCACTTACTCATACCACGAAATCATTAAAAAGACAGTTGTCGGATTTGGCACACTGTTTAATAATATCGAGCTTCGTCGCGCAGACAATGCTGGCAATATTGAAGAGGTCATGAAAGTGCCTCTGGCATATGGTCCTAAGCAGAAGTTTCTTGCAAGACTTCGCCAAGTTGGTGATCTGACTCAGAAGGATCAGGTCCAGATCACTCTGCCTAGAATCTCGTTTGAGATCAGTGGCATCTCTTATGATCCAACTCGGAAAGTATCTCCTACTCAATACATCAGAAACACAACTGATAACGGGAAGCAGGTCAAGATGTTTGCACCTATTCCCTACAACATCAACTTTGAGTTGGCGATCCTCGCTAAAAACCAGGATGATTCGTTGCAGATCCTGGAGCAAATTCTTCCATATTTCCAACCCAGTTTCAATATCACAATGACACTGGTGCCTGAGTTGGGTGATAAAAAAGATTATCCAGTCACACTCACGTCGGTAGATTACCAAGATGAGTATGAGGGTGATTATGACACACGTCGCACGCTAATCTATACCTTGCAGTTTGTTGCCAAGACCTATCTCTACGGTCCTGTCAATGACTCCACCAATGAGGTTATCAAGAAAGCGATTGTGGATTACTCCACTCAGATGGATACCCAGAATGCTCCTCGTGAGGTGCGTTACACAGTCCAACCTGATCCTATTACAGCGGATGCTGGTGACGACTTTGGTTTCAATGAAATGACGAGTTACTTTACCGATGCAAAACAATACAACCCCGTCACAGGACAAGACGAAGACGTTTGATGGCATTGAGGATGCTATGGGTGTAGAGACGGAAGTCGTCCCTGCAGAGCCAGCACCTCTTGCTAAAGCGGAAGAGATTGTTACTTCTACGAAGGAGCAACTCAAGAAAGATTATGAATACACTCGTGGCAACCTCTACTCACTGATCGAGAAAGGTCAGGAAGCAGTAGATGGTATCCTTGAGTTGGCACAGGAATCCGATCAACCCCGTGCTTTTGAAGTCGCTGGACAGTTGATTAAGCACGTCGGTGATGTAGCAGACAAACTGGTAGACCTTCAGAAGAAGGTTGCAGAGATCGAAAACCCCAAGAAAACAAAAGAGGTCAACACTACAAACAATACTATGTTTGTTGGTAGCACTGCGGATCTCGCTAAGTTTCTAAAGTCCCAACAAGATAAATAACATAGTAGGAGCAACCTAGTAAAATGACAGCATTCATTCCCGTCGTCCACCATGGCGACTATACTGATAACTCAGACACAGTTGTGACCAGTAGCGGTCTGTCTGTGAAGACTGGTGTGTATCGTATTACCAACACTGATGATCGCTCGATGCACTTCTCTTGGGGTGGTGCTCCTGATGCTTCTGCTGATGCACTGCATGTGAATGTCCCTGCTGATGGTGAAGTGTTTGTGAAACTTGCTGCACCTAAGGGTGTCAAGATCACTGGTGCTACTGCTGCTAACCCCTCTGTCCTGACTGTCGGACAAGGTGGCACTCCTGCACATAACATCAATGTAGGTGACTACATCACTATCACTGGGTCTTCGGTTGCTGCCTACAACGTGACTCATGCTGAGGTTACTGCTGTTACCAACACAACCATCACTATTGATTCTGATCAGTCTGCTAGTGCTGCATTTACTGGTGATGCTCAGGTCAGAAACAGCATCAAGGTTTCCTTCCAGGGCGACAGCACCAACGGTCTGACCGCTCACCTGGATGAAGTCCAACTGATTGGTTGATCATGCCTGCTGTCTCTAAAAAACAACAAAGATTTTTCGGGATGGTCCGAGCTGCTCAAAAAGGTGAGGGGGCGTCATCACCTGAGGTTGCCAAAGTTGCTGCCAGCATAAAGAAAAAAGACGCTAAAGATTTTG